AAGAGACAGGCTTGAAGCGGCGTTGCTGGCGGCGACGGTGGCGGGGTCGGAGGAGCCTGCGTCGTAGTAGAGATCCGGGCCGATCCAGATGCGGCGGACGCCGACGTAGGGGTCGCCGTCGCTGGTGTCTCCGAGACCTAGCGCGAAGGTCGCAAAGTAGCTATAGGTCTTGGTGGTGGTCTTGCCGGCGCCGCCCTTGCCGCCGCTCTTCTTCTTGGTGCGGACTTCCTTGATGGCGTTGTTTTCCAGCCAGAAGACATTGCCGGCGACGGAGACGGAACCCTTGATGCGGCCAATGAAGGCGCCGTAGGTGCTGGTCTGGACCGTCAGATCGGATAGCCGTGGACCTTCGATCGTCGGGCCTTTTGGCGGGTCGACGAGGCCGCCGAGGGTCATGCCGATCTGCGCGCCGATCCAGGTTCCGACGCCGGGGATGAGGGTTCCGGCGACGGCACCGACGAGGCCGCCGACGATCTGCCCGGCGCTACTCACCGCCGACCTCGACGAATCGGTAGACGGCGCAGACGCGGCGCTGCCAGGCGGCTGTGAAGTCGTGCTCGCAACACTTTCCGGCTTCGGTCCAGGCGTGGATGATGGTCTCGCCGGCGAGGATGGCGAGGTGCTGCGGTTCGCGCGCAAAGCGCATCAGCAGGAGGTCGCCGGGCTGCGGAACGGCGCCGGCCGGCAGGCGCTGCAGACCCGGCTGCGCGGCCAAAGCCGTCTCGAGCTGGCCGCGCGCGGGATAGGGGCCATAGGCCTCGGCGTCGACGACGGCGCAGCCGCAGGCGCGGGCGACCTGCACGGCGAGGCCGGCGCAGTCGAGGGCCTCACCGGCGACGCGGCCCTGGTGGCGAAAGGGCGTGCCGAGGCAGGCGCGGGCGGCGGCGATGATGTCGTCGGCGGTCATGCGCCGCTCCGGCCCGGGGTGGCGTACTGGCGGCCGCTGGGGATGTAGGGGAAGCCGCCGAAGTTCAAAACGTTGTTGAAAACAGCGCCGTTCCAGCGGTTTTGACAGTCGCTGAGGCGGCCGCGGCAACCGCGGGTCATCGAGTAGGCATCGCCGACCGCCGGCAGGTACGGGAAGGCTTCGTAGAGGGTGATGGTGCCATCTGCTGCGTGCGCCTTGATCTCCTGGCGCTTGAGGCCGGCGTTGGCGCCGGAGGTGAAGAGGATGGTTCCGGCGCCGAAGGTGTCGGCAGCTTCGGCACGCGCGGAATCGCGGAAGACGCTGGCGCTGGTGACGTGCGTCAGCGTGCCGGTGACGGTGTTCGGTGCGACCGGGACCTTGCAGCCGGCGTAGCCCTGGCCGAGAAAGGTCTTCGGGCAGCGGGCGCCGTAGGTCTTGCCGACGGCCTGGTTGAGGACATCGACGAGGGCGACGCCATCGATGGTGTAGCGGTCGTCGCGGATGGTGGTGCGGCCGAGGATGCCGGCGACGACGGGCTCCTGATCCTCGAGCGGGCTCGCCCAACTGGTGGCGAAGAGGTAGACGCGCGCGCCGTCGTAGGATCCGGCGGCGATCGCCGCGCGGGTGACGCCGGCCAGCCCGCAGATGCCGTCGAGATCGATGCTGCCGGGAGCGAAGTCGGCGGTGGCGCTGTAGCCGCTGAACTGGTAGCCAGAGGTGCTGAGGTAGATCTGGCCGCCGCTCATGGTGAGGTCGCGCACGTGGTCGGTAAGCCGGATGGTGGCGCCGGAGGCGGGGACGATGCGCAGGCAGAGAGCGCGCGTGGCGGGGGCGGCGAGGACCGGCTTCACGGGTTGATCAGCTCGATGAGGTCGATCTCGCCGGTGTCGCGGACGTCGCCGCCGACGGCTGAGACCTGCAGCGCCGAGTCGAAGCGGGCGGGGAGGTCGAACAGGCAACCGCCGGTGACGACGTCGGTGATCAGCGGCGCCGGGCTGATGGTGACGCGGCCGTTGGTGGTGTCGACGGTGACGCCGGAGACGATCTGGACGGAGTTCTTGGCGACGACGACCGAACCGGCAACCGGCTTGAAGAGGGTGCGTGTCGGGTAGCCCAGCCCGATCGGCGTGCCGCCGACGCCGTAGCGCTTGACCAGTTGGTAGACGCCGGCGCTGAGGCGCGGCAACGGGTGGTCGAGCGGGGTTGGTGCCGAAACGCCGTCGGCGTGCGTCGAGCGGTCGTCGAGACAGGCGACCCGAAAGCCGGCGTAGCGGCCGTGCGCCCGGCGGTGCAGCGACTGGATCTGGGAGCCGATCTGGGCGCGCAGCAGCTTGTAGGTGATGCGCCAGCGATAGCGCGGCAGAGCGTGCAGGAGCCGGCGGTACTCGGAGCCGCCGGCGGTGGTGACGATCTCGACGGCGAAGTCCTCCTCGATGCTGGCGCCGAGGCGGACCCTGATCGGCAGGAGCTCTTCGAGAAACTCAGCCATAGCGACGGGCTCCCGAGACGGCAGCGGCGATCTGGCGGCCGATCTGGCCGGCGGAGCGGCGCAGGTCGTCGGCGTTGCCGGCGATGCCGTAAAGGTGGATGTGGTAGTTGTCGCCGCCGGCGGCGCCGACGCCGAGGCGGCCGGCGGTGTTCTCGGCGGCCGGGACGATGCGCTCGCCGCGGTGGATCATGGCGATCATGTCGCGCGGGACGTAGGGGGTACCGACATCGAAGGACGGGAGCGGCAAGCCGCCGGCAGCGCCCAGCGAGCCGGGCAGGGGCGAGCCGCCGCCGCCAAACCGGCCCCTGATGCCGGAAAGCGCCGACTGGACGATGCCGCCGAAGCCGCTGCCGCCGCCGGCTTGGCCGGCAAGCAGGGCGCGCAGCTCGATGCGGGCCAGGTCGGCGATCAGCGCCTTGGCGAAATCGGCAAAGCTCGCTTTGCCGGTGGTGAGGAACCCCATCAGCGCGTCTTCCATGCCCTGGAAGGCACGCGTCCACGCCTCCTCGGTCTGCTCGGCGACGGATTTGCTGCTGTCGACATAGCGCTGCAGGGCGCGGTCGAAGCCGGTGGACATCAGGCCGTTGAGGCGCTCGCGTTCGGCTTCGTGGGTGCGCACGAGATCGATCTGCTGCTGCTCGGCGAGGCTGACGCGCGCCATCGCGGCGCGGTAGGCCTCGAGGGCGACGACGTCGTCCGATTCGAGGGTGGCGGCCTTGGCGGCGAGCGCTTCGCGGGCGGAGTCGGCCTGTTCGGCGACGCGGCGCAGGGCTTCGGCGAGGGCGCGCTGCGGGGCGGCCATATCCTCCTCGGAGTAGATCGCCCGCTGGCGTCCGTAGGCGTCCTCGAGGTTGCCGACGGTGCGATCCATGACGGCGGCGGCGCGCTCCTGCGATCGCAGCCTGCGGCTTTCGGCCTCGAGCTGGCGCAGCTCTTCGGCGAGCTGGCGCTCGATCTCGCGCTGCTGCGCGGCGCGTTCCTTCTCGGGGTCGATGGCGCGGCCTGCCCGGATCTTCGTTTCGCCCTTGGCCTGGATTTCGGCGACGCGCCGCTGGTGCGCCACCAGGGCATTCTGGTATTCCTGGCTGGCCTCGGTCAGGCCCAGCGTCGCAGCCTTGAATTTCTTGTTCTCGGCTTCGACTTCCTGGGCGATCTTGACCGCCTTGGTTTCATTGGCGGTGTCGTCGAGGTAGGCCTTCAGCCGTTGCGCGCTGGCGTTCTGCTGCGCTTCGTACTGGCCTTTCAAATCCGGGTTCTTGAAGCCGGTCTGCTTGCCGATTTTGACGGCCAGTTGATCGAGCTCGCCGCGCAGGGCGCTGGCCTGTGTTTTCAGCTCGCGGAGCTTGCCTTCGTCGATGAGATTCAGGCGGTTGAATACCGACGCCTCGCGGCGCGCCTCGAGCTCGGCGATCTGCCGCTTGAGATCGGGCAGCTCGCTTTCCATGATGCGTTTCTGGCGGCCGACGGCGTCGAAGACGCCATTGCCGGATGCGCCGGCCAAGGCGCCGCCGACGGCGACCAGCAGGCGATGCGTCACGCCGGCGTCGGCGCCAAGCCGGCGCATGGCCGCGGCGGATTCGTTGAGGCCGTTGGTGAGCCAGGAGAACAGGCCGGATCCATCGCCCGCGAATACCGCCTGCTTGAACAGATCCCAGGCGGACTGCAGCCGGTTCAACTCGGCCGAGACGTTATTGACCGGTTGGGCGAATTTGTCGTTGAGGGCGGCGGCGAATCGCGGCAGAAAATCGCTGGCCAGGACTTCGCCGGTTTCGAGCATTTTGCCGAGTTCGCGCTCGGTGACGCCCATGGCTTTGGCGGCGATCGAGAAGGCGCCCGGCAGCCGTTCGCCGAGCTGGCCGCGCAGCTCTTCGGCGGAGACGACGCCCTTGCTGGCGATCTGCGACAGGGCCAGCAGGGCGCCGTTGGTTTCTTCCGCGGAGAGGCCCATCGTCGTTGCCGCCTTGGCGACACCCTCGAAGGTCTGCCGGGTGGTGTCGGCGGAAATGCCGCTTTCCTTCGTCGCGGCGGCAAAGCGGGCGTAGGCGGTGGAGGCGGAGGAAAAGGAGAGCCCCAGGCGCTGCGAGGTCGCGCGCAGGTATTCGAGTTCCTTGCTGGCGCCGGCCGAGCCGCCGGCGACATATTCGAGGCTGGCCTGCAGCTTCTGCGCGGCGACCTGGGCGTTGAGCAGCTCGCGGCCGATGGCGGCCGCGGCGGCGGTGACCCCGCCGGCGGCGGCGATCCGGCCGAGGGTCGACACGAGGTCGGCGGCGCTTTTCTGCATGCCGCCGAGCGAGCCGCTCGCCTGATTGGTGGCGGCGCCGATCTCCTTGAAGTCGGCAACGATCTTGCCGGCGCCGTCGAGTCGGACGCGAAAGACGAGTTCGTTGCTCATGTGGCGGGGCTTTCTTCCTGGAGGGCTTCGATCACGGCGCTTTCCATCACGCGCAGATCGGCAAACAGGCGCGGGCGGCGCCGGCGCGGAATGCCGAGCGCCTGCCATACGGCGGGAAGCGCCTCATAGCGCAGCCCGCGCAGCCGGCCGTCGGGGCCGCTCTGCCATTGCGTCTGCAGCGCGGCGAAGAGGGCCACAGCGGGCGCGGATTCGGGCCAGACGACGACGGGATCGACGGCGAGATCGCCCGGCTCGAGGCCGAGACGGCGCTCCTCCTCGGCAGGCGGCGAGGCGATGAACGCACGCGCCGCCGCCCTCAGTTTCCCAGGCGGCTCTCGTGCATCGCCTCCATGTACTGGCGGGCGAGTTCGCCGCCGGCCAGCGGGTAGGCGTCGAGAAAATCCGCGAGGCTGCCGGCGTCGAGGGCGATCTCCCGGCGGTCTGCATCGACTACCTCCCAGGCGGTCAGAACCTCGAGCAGGGCCTTTTCCGGTTCGGCGCCGACGCGCTCGATCCAGGCGCGCAGCGCCTTGCGGCCGAGCGGGCGCCAGCGGACGGCGATCCCCACCGGCTTCCCCCGGCCGGGGACGGTGATGCGCGCCGCCGCCCAGAAGTCGGTCGGCGGCGCGAAGGTGAAGAGCGGCTGGGGGCGGGGGGCGTCCATGATCAGCTCGCGTAGCGCGTCGTATCGGCGACGAGCGACAGCGTGATGGTGCTTTTCAGCGCCATGCCGCCGCCCTCGATCTGCGGAAAACGAGAGAGGGCGACGTAGGCGTTGAGCAGCAGCATGACGCCGTTCGGGAAGCGCATCCGGAAAGCCAACGGCGTCGTCGCGTCGGCGGCGGCGAGCAGCACGGCATACCAGGCCAGGGTCGGGTCGTCGAAACACGTCAAGGTCAGCCGCGTCGGGCCGGGGATCGTCGGTGCCTCCTTGCCCTGCACGTCATCGACCGTCGTCATGTCCTCGAAGCCCATCTCGCCGCCCGAGGTGGCGACGAGCTTGACCTGGGAGAGTGCGATCAGGCCGCTCGCAGGGGTGATCTTGCGCACGGTGCCGGCGCCGAGGCCGGCGGGGAAGCGCACCGTGCTGCTGGTGTTGATTCCTTCGAGGGTGACGTCGTTGGTCACTACCGTCTTGGCGCGGACGATGCGGCCGTTGAGCCGCGCCCAGCCCGATGTCAGCTCGAGATAGTCGCCGACGACGACGCCGTGGCTCGCCTCGAGGGTCGCCACGGCTTCGGCGGCGTTGGTCACTGCCGTCATGTTCTTGGCCGTGCCGTAGGTCTGGGCGGCGGCGAGTTGGACTTCAATGGCGCGGGTGATTCCCATCGGTTACTCCTGTTGAGGTTCGGTCAAAATGCGTTTCCGGGCGCCGTCAAACGCCTTCGTAGCAGGCGCTTTTCCAGGCCTGCTGCCACCACTCGTGGCGATCGCGAAAGGCGAGCAGCGCGGCGGATTCGAAGCGCATCGGGTCGTGCTCGGCGGTCGGCGCAAAGCCACGCAGGGCCGCTTTCACCGCCGCCGACAGCGGCTGCAGATCGCCGGCGGCGCCAGCGCCGGCGGCGGCGCCGACATGGCGAGTGACGAGGACGACGGCGAGGCTGCTCTCGATGCGCTGGATGTCCGACACCTCATCGATCGAGCCCTCGCCGCCGGCCTCGGCGGTGAGGAAGACGTACGCGGCGGGCGTCGCCGGCGGGTTGGACTCGGACGCGGCGGCGAAACCGGCGGCGCCGGCGACCAGGAGCAGCTCGGGCACCGCGCTCTGCAGGCGGGCGATGAGGCTGCTGACGAGATCGGCGCTCATCGCTGGTCGCGGCTGAAGAGCCGCGCGCTGGCGACGACGCTGGCGGCGCCGGCGGCGGTACCGGGAGCGGCCAGGGCGGCGCCGTCGAGCGTCGCCTTGCCGGCCTGCAGATCGCGCAGGAAGGCGCGCGCGTCGTCGTGCCCCTTGCGCGCCGCTTCGGTCGCCGAGTCGCCGAGGAGGTAGTAGCGGGCGAGTGCGCAGGTGACGCGCTCGATCGTCGGCGGCACCGGCGCGATCGGCAGCGCGTAGCGGCCACCGGCGTAGCGGTCGATCTCGTCGCTGGCGTCGGCGAGCGCGCGCTCGACGGCGCCGGCGGTCAGCATGGCCTCGCGTTGCGCGAGTTCCTCGGCGCCGTAGCGGGCTTCGAGGTCGGTGCGGGTGGCGTAGGCCATGCGGATGTCCGGGGGGCGTCAGGCGACGGGGGGTTGCTCAGGCGACGGCGGCGGAGATCAGGTAGCCGGCGGTCGAGCCGGCGATCACCGGCGAGACCTCGTCGGTCACCGGATAGACCCAGCTCTTGGCGTTGCGGTCCTGGTACGCCTCTTCGACCAGCGGATAGCCGCCGAGCCGGTAGGTGTAGCCGAAGGTCGGCGTGCCGCGGCTGGCGAGGCTGGCGGTCGTCGTGTAGGCGAGCACGGCGAACTTGCCCCAGACGTCGGTGAAGGTGCCGGCGTTGTCGTAGATCGCGTCACCGACGAGCACCTCATCGAGGCCGAAGAGCGCAGCGGCCATCTCGGTCGTCAGCCCGTCGCGGCCGGTGTACTTGATGCGATCGATCAGCTTCGGGTGGTTGCGGAGCTTCGCCCAGACGAGCGGGCCGAGAACGAGCGTGTTGGGCCGCTTGCCGATCTTGGCGCGGATGGCTTCCTTGCCGGTCTCGATGTCGCCGGCCGGGTCGCCGGTGCCGGTGGTGTAGTCGCTCCACTGTGCCGCGCCGGCCAGCGTCACCTTGTTGCCGGCCGGGTAGTTGCCGGCGGTGGTGGCGAGGACCGCCTGGGCGTACTCGAGGCGCAGGCCGATGATGCCCTGCGTCTTGGCGATGGCGACGCTGGCGAGGTCGATGCCGGGGACGGCGTCCGCCTCTTCCAGATCCTCAAACGGGACGACGCCTTCGAGCGCGTGCTGCTCGAGCGCGTAGCTGCCCGAGCTGTAGCCGAAGTTGACGCGGCGGGTATGGGCGCCGGGGGCGCGGCCGGTGGCGTAGAGGGCGAAGTCTTCACGACCGAAGCTGATCAGCTTGCCGCCGCGCTGGCCGACCGGCACCGCCGGGAAGAGCCGCATGCCGACGAATTCGGAGTTGGTGTAGCCCTGCGCGACCTGCGTCAGGACCGGATCGACGACGCGCGCCTGGGAGGGGGTGAGTTGAGGCATGGGGCGTTCCTTTGCGGGTGATGGGGAGCGGCGGAGGCTGGGTCAGGCGTCAGGCGGCGTTCGGGATCAGCATCACTTCGATCAGCGCGCCGGCACCGCTGGCGGCTTCGAGGGCGATGCCGAGGCGGGCGCCGGAGGTGACCCAGGTGATGCCGCGGCCGCTGGCATCACTCTTGATGGTGGCGCCGGCGGCGACGGCAGCGCCGGCCTCGACAACGGTAGTGCCGAGAGCGTCGACCGGGATCTTGTCGCCACTGACGGCAGCGACGCGGGTGGCGCCGATCGCGTTGGCGTCGGCGCCGGCCTGCGCACCCGCCGGCGTGACGAAGCGGTTGGCGGCGATGGTGCCGGTGGCGGCGATGGTGAGCGTCAGCAGGGCAATCGATTGGGCGGACATGGGGCGTTCTCCAGATGGTGATGAGGGGGGCTAAGGGCGGCAGGCAGGCGGGCCAGAGGGCGAAGGCGTAAAGACCCGCGAAACCCCGGATCACGCCCCGGCGGCGGCAGCCGCGGCGGCCGCGACGGCATAGGGGAGGTTCTGCTCGCGCATCAGCGCAAGCGCGCGCTGGTGGTGCGCCAGGCGGGCGGCGTCGACGCGGTAGCCGGCGGGAACGGTGAAGGTGCCGGGGGCGCTGCCGGGGTTGCCGGCCGGCCGGCTGTGCGCCGACTGCTGGCCGTTGAGTGCGGCGATCGGTTGCGCGTGCTCGAGGTAGGCGGTGAGCGCGGCGAGCGGCCGCGTTTGCCAAAACGCCTGGGTGGCGGGCAGGATGCGGCCGTCGGAAAGCGCGACTTCGATGAGGTCTGCGCGGTCGCGTTGCTCGATCTCGGCCTGCAGCCTGTCTCTTA